AGTTTCTTTTTCCATAGTTGGCAAAAGCCAATGAAGAACATGTCTATATATCTCAGATCGACTAGAATGATAATTAATTGAAAGAGGTACAAAGTCATTTTTCAAAGCATTATGAGTTTGATTTACACTCCAAGTAGATAAAAAATCAACCATGTCTGGTGTTAACATGTTTTTTACATATTTATATTTTTGTTGTTCTAACGTAGCCATGTAATTATTGCGTGTCTATTACCATTAGAAACGGGAAGAACAGAATGCGGAAAACAAAAATTACTTGGAAAAACAATAGCACTTCCAACTTTTTTTTCAATTTTATACTCATCAAAAAAACAAAAATTACCACCATCAAAATCATCATTTAAAAGAATAGACATACTTATTAGCCTAGGAAACTTATCAAAAGAATCTGTGTGCGTTATATAAGTTCCTTTTTCAGAACCTTTATATAAAAGATGTTCATACCCTGTATCATTTGCATCCGCCCCAATGTGGAAGTGAGGAAAATCTGTTTGATATTTTTTTATTATTTCTTCAACAGATTTAAATACAACATCATCGAATTTTAAATCTAAATTTTTTACGTAACAATTTCTTGATGTTTTATCAACTGTTAGACCTTTATCTTCTGGCTTGCCTGCAATCTCACTATCTTTAAAATCATCATAGTTAACTTCATCAACTATACTTTTACAAACATTTTTGTCTAAAACATCTTCATATAATTTTATATAATCTGTAATCTGTATCATTTATAACCTTTCTTTTTCCAAAACATTTTTTTATATCTATCTATCCATTCAGAATTTAGTAAGTTAAGAGTTTTTGAATGTAACTTTTCATAATAAAAACCAGCCCACATCTTATAAGATTCTCTTTTAAATGGAATAACTTGAACCATAGGTTCACCCTTTTTTATTATAAATTGTGCATCCCATTTATTTAAAATAAAAGGAAAGTTAATTACATTTATATATTCATCTGTATCAACTACACCAGCAATTATGTCAAATCTAGATTCTAGTCTATTCATGGGTTTTACAAACAAACAACTATAACCTGGAGCAGTTTTAATTAACCATTTATTAATAAATTTACCTGCGTTTTCTCCAGCTACTTTATGCCAAGTTTTAGGTAGTTGAGTTTTATTATGATAACCAAAATCATCTCGTTCTCTGTTAGATGGTGTTACAGTAAAGTCAGTTTCAACAGGATCAACGACATAATCTTGATCAAATGGTATAATATAACCCATAGTTAAAGAATCAAGAAAGGGCACACATGTTTTTAATGTTGGAGAAAACAAATTACCATTTTGAAGTCTTTCTAACTTTTTATATTCATCAGGAATAAATTTTGATGCAGGTTTAGGATGTGGCCAAACATTAACCATACTTTTATCAGTCGCACAAAATTTAATTTTTTTTTCAAACATTTTCTATTACTTCAGGTTGTTGTATAAAATTAAAAGACATAGATCTTCTTACAGCACCTTTAATTTTAGTTTTAAATGGCATAACACAATGACTGTGACATGCTTCAAAAATATAAAAATGACCAACTTCAGGTTCCATCCATTGACAAGCAATACCATCTGGCCAAATAAAACCTAATTTACCATCTTTAAATTTATGAGGATCTTTTGTATCATCAACAAATTCAGGTACTTTTAAAAACAAAACAGTAGACCACCCTGTTCTATCATGATGAGTGTGTGGTGGATTGTACTCACCTTCTTTCATATCATTAATCCAACAACTTAATATTTCTAATTTTTTACTTCCATTATATAAATCATCTATGGCATCTAAAGGAAGATCATATCTTTTAACTATTCTACCAAATATTTGGGTTTGTGCTTTCATTTTTTCCACCATAAAATAATTGTGTACCTTTCTTTTTTCTTTACTGGTTTTACACCATGATAAGTTTCAGTACCATCAAAAAGTGTAATTGTGCCTTTTTTTGGTTTTAAAATAACATTGTTTGTGTAAAACTCACCACCTTCATAATCATCATTTAAGTAAATTAAAGTATTGTATTTTGTATTTTTTCTACCATCATCCCAATCACATTTATCACCATGTATGTGTAGACCACTTGAAGAATTTACAGGCCACGTTTGAATGTGTATATCATCTAATTCTAAAGAAAGATTATACTGTTTAAAATAATTAATTGTTTTTGAAATTAAAGAAGTATCATCATGAATAAAAACAACCCTTTTGTTCCAATCATATGGCTCAACATTTTTATTAGCTTTATTAACATAATAACTACATTGATCTTCCGATAAAAAATTGTCATCTATTATCATTTTGAACATCCTCAACTACTAATTGAAATATTGCAGAGTATCTTCCTACTGGACTTTTAGCATTCCATAATAAAGGACTATGCAAGCAGTCTTTTGATTTAAATAAAATAGCTCTGTTTTCTTTAAAACCTACATTAATATCAATCTCATAACCTGTTTCGTCTTGCCTGTAAAAAGCTGTTCCACCGTTAATTTTTTCATCACTTCTAATGTAAACAATAAGTTGATATTCGCATTTATCTTTCACATAATCTATGTGAGGTATAGGCTCTTTGGTATTAACCCACGTCCATGAATTTAAACTACAACTAATTATTTTTTTTTTAAATTTTTCTTTAAGTGCTTTTTCAAATACAGAAAAATCTTGTGAAAGAAGTGGTCCATTAGAATACCATATATGATCAATACCCTCGATGTGATAGTCATCTGCCTTCCATTCCAAAAAAGGTATATTATTATAAATTTGATTAAATTCTTGTTTGGGTAAAAAGTCATCTAAAGTGGTTAAATTTAAACTCATTGAATAATTTCCTTTTCTGTTTTTGTTACATACCAAGTAGCATTTGTATATCTTGTGCCAAATGTAATTGGTAAAACTTCATGTTTTGTTTTACTACCATCAAATAAAATTATTTTACCTTTTTTAGGTTTAATAACTGTATCCCCCACAACAGTGTGACCTCCTTCGTATTCATCATTTAAATATAAAACTGATGTTGCGGTATGATAATCAAAATCTATATGTTCGTCTTGGTGTTCTCCTGTAGGCCATTTAACTATTTGTGAATAATTTATAAGAGTATTTTTAATGCTATTTTCTACAAGCATACTTAATTTTTTAATTAAAAGTTTAAAAGCAAAATTTTCTTTTAAAGAGTGTTCTTCACAATCAAGTATAGAAGTGTTTCTGTGTTTAGTATGATGTTGTGAATTAATATTGTGATATCTTATAAAAAAATCACATAAGTCATTACTTATAAAATTTTCTTTCTCAATTAGCATTTTTTTCTGCCCCTTTCATAACATGAATTCGCTGTCAAGAAAACAATTATAAAAAGATTACTTGATAATTACTACAGACGTGTTTAAATTAGATCTCACCCAAAAATTATAAATCAAGGAGATATTATGGAAAATCAAGAAGTATTGAAG